CTGCCGTTCTTCGGCTTCCTCGACCTGCTGCCCAACGTCCGGTTCATCATCGACCCTGAGGCTATCCAGGTCGGCGACGCGAGGGTCCTCGCGCTCCCCCACGCACACTCCACCGCCACCTCCCGCTTCGGACAGGCGGGCGGCGACCAGGGGTCTCTGAACACACTGACCGGTCGTCGCGTCACGGACCTTGTCCGCCATGAGGATTACGATATGATCTGGATCCACAACACCGTCCGTGGGTCCACCATGGCCAACGGCCGGTGCATGGACAACCACGGCGTGGACCTGTGCCCTGACGAGCCTCGCCGGCACACTGGCCTCTACGAGGGGGCCCAGGTGCCGATCATCGCCGGCGACGTGCACGTGCCCCAGGAGGTCGGCCCTGTAACCTACCTCGGCGCCCCGCACCCGATCTGCTTCGGCGACACGTGGCTCCCCCGCTTCATCCTGTGGGACGCGGGCGAGCTGGTCAGCATCCCGATCGACGCCGTGCAGAAGCTGGCGGTGGAGATCGTCGGCCCCTCCGCGGTTGAGGGCGCCCTGAGCGAGGTAGGCGGCGGAGACCAGGTCAAGGTCACGGTGCGCCTTGCCCGGGACGACATGGGCCAGTGGCAGGACATCCGCGAGGATCTGTTCCGGCAGGCAACGGCCGCCGGCGCCAGCATCGAGGCCATCAGCATGCAGTGCCTGGACGAGACGTTCATCCCAGAGACTAACACGGACGCCGAGGTTGTCCGGCTCACTGCCGCTGAGACCTACGAGGCCTACTGCAAGGAAAATATGGTTTCCGACTCGCTCCGCGAGGTGGGCGCTCGTATCATAAACCTATGAGAATCACGCCCCAAGTCATCCGCGTCCGCGACTTCCGATCTTTCTCCGAGGAGCAGGTCATCTCCCTGGCGGACCAGCCGGGCACCCTGGGACTGATCACCGGCGTCAACGAGGCCGAGCCTGACTTGGGCGCCAACGGCACGGGCAAGTCCACGGTGTGGGACGCGCTGTGCTGGTGCCTCTTCGGCAAGACCATCCGTGGGCTACGCGGCCCGGCCCTGCTGCCCTGGGGCGTGGACGTCGCCACCCCGCGGGTCCAGTTCACCTTCGAGGTAGAGGGGCACCGCTACACCATCTCGCGCACCGCCAACCCGAACGGCATCCGGCTGTTCAGGGAGGCCGAGGGCCCGGGCGCGGATACCGCTGGGCTGGACGGCGAGGAGATCGACCAGGCCTCGGTCGAGCGCATGGTCGGCCTGGACTACGACCTCTTCCTGTCCACCGTGGTCCGGGGTCAGTTCTCCGAGTCGTTCCTGGAGCTGACGCCCCGCAAGAAGATGGAGTTCCTGTCCAAGGCGCTCGACCTTGACGGCTGGTCCGAGGCCGCCCAGCGCACCTCCGAGGAGCGAAAGGAGGAGAAGGCTAAGCACACCGACGCCTTGAGGGAGCTGGACAGGATGGACGGAGCCCTCCGGGTCCGGGAGGCCGAGGTGATCACTGCCACGCAGGCGTTCGAGCGGGCAGAGGCGGAGTGCGCCAGCCGCCGGTCGGAGCGTGAATCGCATATCAAGGTGGTCGCCGGCGCCCACTGCAAGCACAAGGCGCTGCGCGACCAGCTGGCCCAGGACGCCACTGACGCCCGCATCTCCCTGGAGAGGTCCGACGAGCTTATCGAGAAGCTGATGACGGAGGCCGAGGCGCTTCAGGCAGATAGCAGGGACGCCGGCCACCGGCTGGCCGCTCTGGAAGCCCGGGCTGAGATGCTCTCAGAGGCTGTGAGCGCCGCAGGAGGGCTCGGGGACACCTGTCCGACCTGCCACTCGGATCTGGACGCCGAGGCCCGTAGCACAGCGCAGGCAGCCGCTCAGAGCAAGCTGGACGCAATGGGGCCCGATCTTAGGCAGGCAAGGCTCGACGCCAAGACTGCCCTGGCCATGTACGAGGACGTTGTGGCCAGGGGCAAGGCGGCCCGCAAGTCCCAGAAGGCCAAGCAGGCTGAGGAGCGGGCCGTGGAGGCCGAGCTGCGCGACGTGTCGGCCACCATCGAGACCCTGGAGCAGAACCTTGAGGATCTTCTGGCGCCCATCGTGCCTGAGGACCACATCCGGCTTCGCATGATTACCGCAGGCAACGCCGCCGAGGAGACCAAGCACAAACGGGACAAGGCCGCGGCGTGGTGCAAGGAGGTCGAGGAGGGCATCCTGAAGCTCGACTTCTGGGTCAAGGGATTCCAGGACATCCGTCTGTGGCTCCTCCGTGCGGCCCTGGACGAGCTGGAGGCGCTGAGCAACTCGCACACCCTGTCTCTGGGACTCCGCGGATGGAGGATCCTGTACGAGGTCGAGCGCGAGACCAAGGCCGGCGGAATCGCCAAGGGCTTCCGCTGCCTGATCCAGTCCCCCACCAACCAGGAGCCGGTTCCCCTGGAGACATGGTCTGGCGGGGAGTTGCAGCGCCTCAAGATCGCCACCCAGGCCGCCATGTGCGACCTGATCCGATCCCGCTTCGGGGGCGCCATGGCGCTCGAGGTATGGGACGAGCCCGGCCAGCACCTCTCCACGCGAGGCTGCCGGGACATGATGGCCTTCTTCCGAGAGCGGGCCGCCACCCTCGGCATCGAGGTCTGGATCGTCGACCACCGCAGCACCACCTCCGGCGAGTTCGACCAGCAGCTGGTCGTCACCCGCACCCGTCGAGGCACGAGCGTAAAACGCGGTCTACGCTAACAGAAAGAGGGGTTTGCCCTAAAAATCCCGGTCCTGTGCTACAATGGGGCCTCACAGTTCGAGTGGCCACTCTAACACACCATATGTCCGATTCACCCCAGCAGCCCTGGCAGGCACTTACGTCGCCCAATGAGGCTGTCATCAACCAGGTAGAGAAGCTCCTCCGCCGAGGGCTGCCTCTCGCGACCTGCGCCCGATATATCGCGACCACCGAGACTCGGCTCAAGCGCTGGCTTGAGCGCGGAGAGAACGCGGTTGAGACCAACTCGGACGAGGTCGAGGACCGCATCTACATGCAGCTGTTCATCACGGCGGCGCGGGCCCACGCGCAATATGAAGCGGAGCAGATCGCTTCGTTGAGCGATCCTGATAACGCGCTCTGGCGCAGGGCGCTGTCCGTGCTGGAGCGCCGGGACGCCCGCACCTGGGGTAAGATCGTCGACGACTCTGCCGAGCAGGGCGAGATCATCGACCCCGACAGCAAGTTCATCTGAGACTGTGGACGGCTTCCAGCGAGAGTTCTCTAAGCTACGCGCCCGCGCACCCAAGAGGGACGCGGGCGAAAGCTCGTCTTTCTGGACAACCCAGCCCCCCGTCTTCGACGAGGATGGGCGGATGCTTCAGGGCGGAATGTGGCCCGGACAGAAGGAGTGGTGGGAGCTTCCCAACCAGGTCAAGGTGCTGATCGGGGGCTACGGTGCCGGCAAGACAATCTCCGCGTCCAAGCGGGCCATCGCGCTGGCCCTCCACAACTCACCGGCCCCGGTGGCGGTCGTGTCCCCGACCTACTCGATGGCGCAGGACACCGTGGTCGTCACCATCGCCGAGCTTCTGGACGGCAAGCGGACCATCCACCCGGGACTTAGCTGGACCTATAAGGTCAACAGCTCCCGCTTCCTGATCGACTTCTACGGCAGGAAGGGCACGATCATCGTGTACTCTGGCGAGAAGCCCGAGCGCCTGAAGGGCCCCAACCTCGGCGCCGCCATCATCGACGAGCCGTTCATCCAGGACAAGGAAGTCTTCGACCAGATGCTCGCTCGTGTGCGTCACCCGGAGTCGCGTCTCCGCGAGGTCTGCATGACCGGTACTCCCGAGGCCCAGGGCGCCTGGGGCCGGGACCTCATCGAAGGCGATCTTGGTAAGAATTACGACCTAGGATTCGTCCGGCTGTCCACGCGGCAGAACCAGGCCCTCGACCCCAGCTACGTCCGCAGTCTACTCGCCGCATACGATGAGAAGACTGCGGAAGCCTATATCGAGGGATTCTTCGTCACGCTCGACGACGGTCAGGTCTACTACGCGTTCGACCGGGACCGCAACATCCAGGAGATGGGCATCCCCCACGACATCGAGTACCTCGGCGTGGGTATGGACTTCAACGTGTCGCCCATGACCGCGGCGGTCTTCTGGATCCGTGGCGAGCACATGCACGTCATCAAGACCTACGAGCAGGTCAACTCCGACACGGAGACCATGTGCCGCACGCTGCTCGATGACTGGGGCGACTGGGGCCTCCGCAACATCTACCCCGATCCCGCGGGCAAGCAGCGATCCACCAGCGGCTCCGCCGGCCGGTCGGACTTCGATATCATCAAGCGGTTCGGCTTCAAGATCCACGCGCCGGCCAAGCACACGCCGATCAAGGACCGCTACAACGCCTTCAACGGCAAGCTCCAGGCCCGTCAGGGGATGACCACGCTGACGTTCGAGCCCAAGAGCAAGACCAACCCGCTCTACGGCGCTCAGCACTGCATCACCGCCATCGAGAACCTGACGCACGCCAACAAGAACAAGCGCGGCGCCAACGGAGGCGACCGCTTCACGCACATCACGGATGCCCTCGGGTACGCCGTGGACTACCACTTCCCCGTCGGACGCGACGGGTTCCGAATCAAGCCGCTCATCGGTTACTGATATGCCTATCTCATCACAGCACCCCGAGTACGAGTCCTCGCAGATCAAGTGGTCGCGGGTACGTGACGTCAAGTCCGGATCCGACGCCGTCAAGTCCGGCGGCGACCGCTACCTGCCGAGGCTGGGAGGGCAGTCCGCGTCTGAGTACGACAACTACCGCTACCGGGCGATGTTCCTGCCCGTCGTGGCGCGGACCATCCGCACCCTGGTCGGGCTGTCCACGTTCAAGCGGCCGACGCTTACGGGACCGGCAGTCCTGGACGACCTTGAGGAGTCGATCGGCACCGAGGGCCAGCCCCTCGACCGCCTCGCGGCCTCCGTCATGGAAGAGCAGGTGTCGGTCGGCCGTGTCGGAGCGCTGGTGGACGTCGACCCCGAGGACAGCGCCGCACCTCCGGCTGTGTCGCTGTACCACGCGGAGAACATCATCAACTGGGACACCACGATGATCCGCGGGCGGGAGGTCGCCACGACCGTCGTGCTTCGCGAGAAGCGGCTCGTCAAGCAACAGGGCGACCCCTACGCCCGTGAGGACGAGGAGATCTACCGCGAGCTGGGCTTCGGCATCCCTCCTGCCAGAACGTCCCCCGTCGCGGACTACGCGCTCCGCGAGTCCGACCTCGAGACCGGCGTGTACTACCAGGTCATCTGGTCTAGGCCCAAGGACGCTAAGGGCCAGCCGAACGGCGACTGGGCCCGCGAGAGCGTGGTCGTTCCCCGCGGCGCCGGGGGGCAGCCCATGAAGGAGATACCCTTCGTCTGCTTCAATGCGGGACACCTGGGCATGAAGATCGGAGAGGTGCCCATGGACGACCTCGCCACGATCAACCTGAGCCACTACCTGAACTCCGCTGACCTGGAGCACGGCCGCCACTTCACCGCGCTGCCGACTGCGTGGCTGGCCGGCTTCGAGTTCGAGGGCGACGTCCACATCGGATCGACCCGCGCCTGGGTCACCGACAACGACCAGGCCAAGGCCGGGTTCCTTGAGTTCACCGGCGCGGGGCTCAACCACCTCCAGGAGGGCATGGAGCAGAAGGAGCGCCTCATGGCGGTCGTCGGCGTCCGGTTCCTGGAGACAGGCTACGGTGGCCCCGAGAAGCCCGAGACCCTGCGGCTGCGGCAGCAGGGCGACCGCGCCAACCTCGTGTCCATGATGGACGTCACCGAGGACGGGATCAACCGCCTGCTGCGGTACTGCCTGTCCTTCATGACGCCCCTGTCGGCCGACGGGACGATCAAGTTCTCGATGGCGCGGGACTTCACGGAGACCCGCCTAGATCCCAACCTGCTGGCGCAGTACATCAACGCCGTGCAGAACGGCCTGCTGTCCTGGGAGTCCTTCGTGCACGTGCTCAGCACCACGGGTACCCTGCCCGACGGCGTGGACGCCGACGAGGAGGCCCGCCGCCTCATGGCAGGCATCCCCGGATCGCCCACGGTGGCGGTCGGCGGGGAGCCGGCCCCGGACGAGCCCGAAGAGGACGAGGAAGAGGAGTCCTCTGACGAGGATGAGTGATGCCGACTCCGGAGGAAATTCGAGCAGCGTTCACCCTTCGCGGGGTGAACGTCACCCGCTACTCTGAGGACGTCAGGCGCCGAGCCACCGGACTTCTGGAGACGCTTGCCGGCAAGGTGTACCGATACCTCGCCACGGCAGATCTCAAAGGCCGGGTCAAGCGGGAGAAGGCTATCCGTACGATCCGAGGCATGGCCGTGGAGCACTACACGGCCGCCCAGCGCATCGTCGAGGAGTCCATGGTCGAGCTGGCCAGGGACGAGTCACGGCACTTCAAGGCGGTCTTCGGGCGTGGATCGGGCAAGCAGCTGCTGAAGCGCGAGGCCCAGGCCCTGGTCAGCAAGATGTTCATCGACGGAGTGCCGCTGGAGGACTGGCTGGTGGGCCAGTCTATGGAGCTTGCCCAGAAGATCGGCCGCCAGATCCGGCTGCACCCCGCCGACGGCACCGCCGAGCAGCTTAGCGGCAAGATCTTCGGCCGCAACACTGGCCGGGCCGTGATGACCATGACTCCCAGCGGGAAGGTGGTAAGGTCCCCTGTATTCCAGGGGGACGGTCTTCTCCAGACGGCCCGCAGGTACCTGAACACAGTGTCGAAGTCGGCCATCCATGCCGCGTCGCAGGCCGCGCTCATGCAGGCCGTGGGTCGGAGCAGCACAGTCGAGAAGCTAGAGCTGTCGGTCATCCTAGACCGGCGCACCAGTCAGATCTGCAACAGCCGGGCGGGCGCCATCTGGATGGCAGCCAGCGGCGACCCGGCGCCCGAGAGCGCGACCTCCGAGTCGTTCCCCGGGCCGCCCCCGTACCACCTGAACTGTCGCTCGATGCTGATTCCGTTCAGCTCGGAGGTGGCCCCAGAAATCGCCTTCAAGGAGTGGATTTCTTCGCTCACAGCACCTCAGCAGCGCGATATTTTGGGGACCGGCGTGTATAATAGTATGAACAAGGGGACCCTCGACCTCAACCGAGTTGACGTAGGAGTCCGACCCCTTACCCTAGAGCAGCTCAGGGATTCTTACTAGCGGCAACCCCCGCCGCGACCCTGAGCCAATAACCCGCGGTCCCGAGGACCGCACAACCCGCTCCCCGAGGGAGCGCCCGGCCCCGAGGGCCACATAGAGATATGCTTAAGAAGCGAATCCCCAGCCTTGACGCCATCGACGAGAAGTACCAGGACCTCTACGTTCAGGACGAGGCCTCCGGGGACTACGTCCTCGACTTCGTCGACCCCGACGCCAAGTCCCAGGTCGACGAGTTCCGGACCAACAACCGCGCGCTCAACCGTCAGCTGGAAGAGCTGAAGGCCCAGGTCGACAAGTACTCGGCTCTCGGCGACGTCACTCCCGACGACATCAACGGCCTGCTCGAGGCCCGTCAGCTCGCGGAGCGGGCGGCAAACGACGAGCTTCTCCGGGAGATCATGCTCCCCAACGGCCAGGTCGACCGCGACAAGGTCCGCCAGTTCGCGGACAAGCAGTTCGAGGGCGAGCGACGCGAGATGGAGCGCAAGTTCGACGCCCTGGGCGCCGAGAAGGCGGAGCTGGAGGCCAAATACTTCGAGGCCAACAACATGTACCAGAACCAGGTGCGCCAGTCCGAGATCCGCAGCGCCATCGAAGGCGTCGCACGCGTCCGTGACGGCGCCATGGACGACATCATCGCCCGCGCTGAGCGCCAGATCGGATTCATGGAAGGCGGC